ATTAAACATTGCAGTTGGTATTTATACAGGCTTACAAACTCTTGCCACTGCTGCAATGACTCTTTTTGGTGTTGCTGCAACTGGTACTGCTGCCGCAGTGAACATTGCATTCGCTGGTATCCCTGCACTCATTGGCTTAGTTGTTATTGCCATTGTTGCATTGGCTTTGAGGTTTAAGGGCTTCCGTGAGATGCTTGCTAAGTTGCTTCCTGCATTTAAGTTAGCCTTTAATGGGATTGCAAACATTGTTGAGTTCCAAATAAACAACATCATCAGGTCAATCAACTTGTTGATTCGTGCCTACAACCTAATACCGTTCCTAGACAATGTGGACACGCTTGGTCATGTCAGTCTTGGATTTGACAAAGCAAAGAAATCTGTCGAGTCACTAGGCGATGAACTAACAAAACTAAAGCCAAAACTTAAACTAACTGGCGGGGCTGTTCTACCTAAAACAACAACTAAGCCAACTGGCGGCGGCGGCGGAGGCGGCGGCGGGGCTGACACAACGGCAATAGACAAAGCCAAGACAGCACTCGAAAAATACACTTCAGCCCTTAAATTGTTTGCTTCTGAGACTAAAGCCTTCAAAGACGCAACAAAGGGGGTCGCCACAGCCGTCCTTAGCCTCGCAAACGCAACAGATGATGTACGGGTAGCCCAAGATAAGTTCAACAAGATAAGCCAAGGCTACGGGGCTGCAAGCAAAGAGGCTGCTGTTGCCACCCGTGACCTAGAAGATGCTCAACGGGCTGCCGCTAGAGCCACGATTTCATTGAGTGATGCACAAGAAAACTTTAACAACATCAGTAAAGGTTATGGTGCAGGAAGCAAGGAAGCAGCAACCGCCACTCGTGACCTTGCCGATGCTAACCGTTCTGCTGTTCGTGCAACACTGTCCCTGCGTGACGCAACCCGAAGCGTTGCTGAAGCACAAAAAGAACTAGACGACCTTAAATCAGGCAAGGCTGTATCTGAAGCCGAAAGCGAATTGGGTGCTGCAACACAAAAGGTTGCTGATGCACAAGCGTCTGTGGCTGCTGCTCGAAAGTCAATGCGCACCTCTTCAATCACAAGAGCAGAGAAACTGCTTGAAGACGCACTAGACGGGCAAGCAGATGCACAAAAGAAAGTTGCTGACGCAAGAAAGTTAGCAACACCTGCTGCAATTATTGAGGCAGAAGAAAAACTTGAAAAGGCAGTCCTTGATGAAGCAGATGCCAAGATTGCACTAAACGATGCAAACGACGATGTTATTGAGAAAACAAAAGAACTAAATGAAGTAACAAACGGTGCCGCTACCGATTCAAGAAAATATAAAGACGCAGCCCTTGAACTAAAAGATGCTCAGATTGCAGTAAAAGACGCAGACCAACTGGTTATTGACAAGCAGGGCGAACTGCATGAAGTTATTAACGGTGCTACTACCGATTCACAGAAGTACAAAGACGCACAGAAAGAACTTACTGATGCTCAAAATGCAGAGCGTGACGCAACCGATGCACTTGCAGATGCTTATGACCGTCAGGCAGAGGCAGCACGAAAGTTAAAGGATGCCAAAGACGCTCTAAAGGTTGCTGGAAAAGGAACAACAGGCAAGCAGGAAAAGGGCGCACAAATAGCAACAGGGATAGACCCGAACACTGGTTTATACACTGACGGCGGCGGCGGCGGCGGAAGCGACTACAACTTTGCAAATGGCGGTCTGCCAAACATTGACTTCTCAGGTATCGACTTCTCAGGCATCGACTTTTCGGGGATTGACTTCTCAGGCATTGACTGGTCTTCAATCCCATTCATGGCTGACGGCGGCATCGTGAACAAACCAACTTTGGCAATGATTGGTGAAGGAGGCAGCGAAGCAGTTATCCCTCTTAATAGGCTTAACACAGGTGGCGACACCTACAACATCACTATTAACAGCAAGATTGCAGACAACGCACTTCCTGACTTAATAGTTGCTGAACTGCGTAAGTTTAATAGACGCTCAGGTGCCATAGACATACAGGTAACTTAAATGGCTGGCTTAAACGATATTGGCACATACAAGGTAGAACTTGATGCTGGTTTCTACCAAGACATTTTTACACTGGATGATGACCTGCTAGGCATTCTTGACGAAGACTTCTTAGACGGCTCAACCACATTCTTCGATGTCACAGAGTATGTCCTTAATGTCAGCATTAAGCGTGGGCGAAGCAGCCAAGATGCACAGTTTGGTGCAGGCACTTGCAGCATCACACTTGACGACTTAAAGGGGCAAGACCGCTTTAGCGTGGCAAACAGCGCAAGCCCATACTGGAATGTTGATAGAGGTCGTTTAGGTTTTGAACCTCGCCGTGCAGTGCGTATCTCACGCAATGACGAATACATATTTGTTGGTCTAATAATTCATTACAACACACAGTTCAGCATGGATAATCACAACATCGTCAGTGTTGAATGTGTTGATGCGTTCCTTAACCTCACCACCACTACTCTTAACGATTTAACCCCACCTGCGGAACTGTCAGGGGCAAGAGTGGACAGGATTTTAGGCTTACCCGAAGTAGGTTTCCCAACGACCCCTCCACCAGTTATCGCTACTGGCGTTGCAAACCTCTCCAGTATTGCAATTACAACACAAACACCATTGGCATATTTTAACAGCCTGATTCAAGACGCTGAGCAGGGCAGAATGTATATAGACCGTGATGGTGTTTTTATATGGGAAGCAAGAACACCTAACTCAACAGAAGAATCTCCTACCATTATCTTCGGTGATGACCCACTAGAAGCCACACAAATACCTTACGAAACACTAGAAGTCATTTATGAATAAGGTTCTAAATGTCCGTTGTTAGAAAAACCTCTATACGCCCTGACAGCATTATTAACGAAGTCACCATTATCGTTGCCCCTAACCCTGTGCAACCAACACCAACAGAGCAAACCACTATTGCGCCTGAGTCAGTTGCAAATTACGGCGTTCAAAGCATCACAATCCAAGAAGCACCTTTAGCCACCGATGCTGACGCTGCTATCTTGGCTGATTACTTCATCAGAAGCGAGCCTAACTTTTGGTACACAGGGCTATCCATAAATATGCACGCCTTAACAGCACCCGAACGGGACTCAGTATCCACGCTCGATATTGGCGACTTTGTAGCAGTAATCAAAACCTTTAAATACGGCACACCTCCTCTTGTACAGAAAAACCTTTTTGTTGAAGGCATTAACCATGTCATCACACCTTCCACCCACCACATAGACTTGTATTTCTCCCCTGTGGGCTACTCACAGCCTTGGGATGGTGTAACACCAACCCTTACTTGGGAAACCGTACCTGCGGGTCTAACATGGGCTAATCTGATTTGGACAATCCTTTAAGGCATATATGGCTGGCACAACAACAAACTTCGCAATTCCATACCCATCATCAACAGACTATGTAACTGATGGTGCTACGGCTATGAAGTCCCTTGCTGACCAAGTTGATGCTGCTTTGTTTACTGGTTCTTCTTCAGGCAATCTGCTTATCAACGGTGCCATGCAGGTGTCACAGCGTTCTGCTGTTGGCACAGCAGTTACAGGTTTAACTACTACTGGATACAACACGGCTGACAGGTGGAATACTCGTATTAACTCAATAGGTACTTGGTCGCAAACAACTCTTGCTGATGCGCCCACTGGTTCAGGATTTCGCAACTGTTTAAGAATGCAATGCACAACAGCCGATGCTTCACCTGCTGCTGGAGATTTTCTTATTGTTCAACAAATAATAGAGGGACAAAACCTTCAAGCAATCCGCAAAGGTACAGCGTCAGCGCAAACACTTACACTTTCGTTTTGGGTTGCGTCTTTTCAAACAGGCACCTTCATTGTTGAAATAGGTGATTTAGACAATACAAGGTCAGTCAGCAAATCGTACACCATTAATGCTTCTAATACTTGGGAATACAAAACACTCACATTTCCTGCTGATGTCACAGGCACATTAAACAATGATAACGGTGCTTCAATTGAAGTCAATTTTTGGTTAGCAGCAGGAAGCAACTACACATCAGGCACATTGCAAACAACTTGGGGAGCAGCAGTAAATGCTAATACTGCTGTTGGTCAAACCAACTTGGCATCATCAACAAGCAACAAATGGCACATCACTGGCGCACAATTAACTGTTGGTTCCGTTGCTACACCATTTGAATTCAAATCATTTGCTGACGACCTGCGTGCCTGCCAACGGTATTACCAACGGTATAACAATGATTCTTTAACAGACACTTGCCCATTGTTTGGTGCTGTTCTTTTTAGTACAGGTGCATCAAATAAGGCTATTGGGGCTGTTCAATTACAAACAACAATGCGTGCTTTGCCTTCAATCGCTGAATATACAAATG